GTCGTGGCAAGCAGGATTTCACGGCCTGCAAAAGCTACAAGTGCTTGGCGCCGAGCGCCATTTACTATTCAAACGGGAAGTGACGCGATAACGCAGTCATGGCTGATGTGTCGTCAGTATCAGCAGCAGTGGCAAGTGCACTCACTGGGGTCATCTCGTCCGTTGGCGAGTCCAGTATCAGTCGGGTGGTGACGGGGGTCGACGCGGCCGCCCACAACCTGATTGACGGAGTGGTGTCACCAACTGCGAAACAGATTGCGAAATTGCGGGGCTACAAGTACAGGAACAATGGGGCACCCGGCCCCGTTCCGGTGCTTACTTCCCAACAACTGCAAGTGACCAAGACCAGATTGGACCCAAGGATCATGAGGATCCGAAGGGACGCCGTCAACCTTCTGACCAGAGTTTGTCGGACGTCAGACGCCATGGGCAGGAAGCATCCCTCGTTCGATGACATCGGGGCTGTCCATCTGCGGCTGACTATACCAGTTCCCACTTCAACCGAGATAGGAGGTTTCGAACACCACCTGTCGCCAGGTGACGAACTCCCGGGCCCACCGAGCCCGGCTGAAGGTATGGCGGATAGTGAGAGCGAAGAGGCATCTGATGCCGATTCTCGCTCGTCTGGGGATCACGAGCGCAGCTGCTCCGAGGACTCGTTGTACTCGGGGAGCTCGGACAGCGCTAGCGAATCGGCGGGAGAAGACAGCGGGGCACGAGGATCTAATGACGCCACATTCCCAGGCCAGGCTCTGGGCGTGTTGGGGAATGCCCTCCAGGCTCGGCCTGGGATCGACCGCCTTCGTGGGGTAGAAAGCCCACCCGTAATCAACCCAAAACGTTACGAATGCACATTCTGCAATTGGACGGGGTTCGGGAGGGCCTATGACTTGGCTGAGGAGTTGATTCACCTCGCCAATCCAAGTGGTGCTAAAGACCTGTATGTTCTCGACGTGATCATACCGACGGAGCTGCTAACCTGCTGCATGGAAACGGCCGACACCTTGATAGGGGAGGAGAAGCCGGCCAAGAACCTGCAGCTAGCAAAGGTGCAACGCAAGCTCAAGCGTCTCGTCAGCGAGAAGGTCCACCAGCACACCTACAACTACCTCCAAACCATCTCTCAACTTGTCGTGATGGCCCTCATGCTGGATTCGGGAGAAACCGGCACTAACCATTGCGACATATTCCGGTACTCTGGGGAGCAGTCCATGTTCAAGGACTTCTTTGCTAATCAGCCCCTGGAGGATGCCGTCGAGGACCTTGACCGGGCCAAGAAGGAGGCGGGCCACCCTGTTGAGGGGGTGGTGCTATCTGTCCCTGCCCCGGAGGTTAAAGGCTCCTTGAACGAGAAGCTAGTGCTGTACGAAACAGCTGCGTTCGGCGAGTATGCGCTCACCGAGAAGAAAGCGGTTGTGGGGGCGGTGCCCGTTGGAGTTGACTTGCTCGGCAAGCCATCGCCCAACGACCACAAGAGCCCTCTCAACTTCATAGGAGCAGTGTATCGGCATTTTGGTGATAGTGATACTGTTGTGGCTCAGGGAACTCCTGACGAGTACGTTATTCACCTCGACCGTAGCGAGAAGTCAAAATTATCAGCCGCTCACGAACGCGTCTGGGACGACATGATTGAGGACCACGCAGCGGACTTCATGGAGTTGCTCACGGACAAGGACCAGCGGTTTGATTTTGATTTCTTGGAAGACGGCAAGCCCAACTCTTACTGCACTCCTCTCTATGAGAAATATCTCGAAGAGCAGCTGGCCGACGAGCGATTCTACGCCAGCGACAACGCTATGCGGGAGCTGCTGTCCCAAACTAAGGCAACCCAAGAACACATGCAGCAGCTCAAAGCTACTGCGCAGGTGAAGAAGGGCGAGGACAGCTCTCGAGCACGCGCTGTTATTTCCCCAGGCGTGGCGGGATCGGAAGGCTTGCACCAAGCGAGGATCTCCCCGCTTGTGAAAGCTTTGGAGGCACTGCACGCTATCAAGTACAACCACACCAACCTCAAGGGCATGACGGAGGAGACGAAACGCATCAGGTTTGCTGAATTCTTGCGTGCCGTTCCTAAGGGGGCGGTCGTGTTCGGCACCGACAAGAGCAAGAACGACTCCTGTTTCCGCGAGGCCGTGTGGAAGAAGTGCATCAAGTACCTGGCGAAGATGAGCGACATCTTTGAGGAGCATGTCACCACCAGGCCATATGTGTACAGTGCCAACGAGCGGGACGCACGCCAATCATTTCCATCCGGAACTCTGGATTTGAAGTACTGGATTATAAAGCTCACGCCCCTGTTGGCCATTCTGCTTTCAGGGATCGGGCCGACATCCTTTATCAATCGCCTAGAGTCAACCGTTGAGAATGGTGCCACGGTGCTGGAGGTCTACGGTGAGGAGGCCTACCAGAAGTGGAGGTTGGCTGAGAGGAGCGCCGCTCCCTCAACCCACCCCTCCTGGAGCCAGCACCCCTTGCCTCACGTTGCTGAGCACGTCGAGTGGGCCCCTTTGGCCCCTCACATGGTGAAAGACACGTCCACTAAGTGCGACAAACTGGAGGATAGCCAGATTGACACGCACCACATGGGCATCAACGAAGGAGACGACCAGGCCCACGTAGTGATTCCGCCGACCACCGAAGAGTGGAAGGGGCTAAGCACTAAGGGCATCATCATGAAGTACTCAGCGCAGATGAGCAAGACCACCAGCTTCATCTTTGAAGCCGCTCTTACAGCAGACGACACCGACATGATCGGCAGGAACAGCGTATTTGAGATGCTGTCCGCCTGGGTGGGCTTGCCACACGGGCAGGCCGACGAGTATGAGGTTGCCGTCATCGT